AGGCGAATTTCTCTGGCGCTGTCGTCCAGGCGTTCGGTAACGTCCAGCCAGTCCAATAGCTCGGCGGGCTCATATGCCGCGCCTTTCCAAGGATCGTTGCTCTTGAGCTTAGCCATTTTTAATTCTCCTATCCTTTTGGATTTTATCTCTCGCCTTAATAGCGGCAATTTTTGTTTGAGTTTCCGTCCATCCGGCGCGATGTATCTGTAGGTGTGCGTCGTGCCCAGGGAGGACCATCAAATTGATCGGTCGGTTATCCAGCTTGTCGCCGTTTATATGGTGGACTACCTCCCAAGGCTGAACAGCGCGCCGGACGGTGACACAGGCCATAAGACGATGAACGGGAACATAACCGCAAGCGTTAGCCAGCTGGTGCTCCGGGATCGAGATAAAAAGATACCCCCGCTCTTCGTGAAACCTTGGGACGTTCCTGTTGAGCCTAGGGGTATTGACTAGTTTTTGGGGTATTCCGGCTCGGTTCATTTTATCCTCATGCTCTTGAGTATATGATACTCTATTCCAAGCCTCTTGTCAAGTTTTGGTCAATCTATTCGTCGTGTATTTCATTGACTATCAAGGGAATACAATGCCTTTATATTTATTTTTTTTCTACTCTCTATTTTTGAGGTCGTCATGTCGTTTACTCGATGCCTCCTAGACAAAAAAGGCCGAATAAGACAGCGATGCCTAGGCCGCCCCAGGCTTGACCTTGCGAGCTTGCATAAGGCCAGACCATACAAGCTATGATGAATCCAGCCAGCCATGCAAGGCTGATGACAAAAAGGAAGCTCAGGATTTTCTTCAGTAGTATTTTCATTGTCTTTACCCCTGTCTATATTGTACCATAAAACGGGCAACATGTCAAGCCTCTTGTGGTTCTCGGTGGTTCTCAGGCTTGAGCTATTCCGGCCGCTCCGAAGCGCGGTGCGCGGCTGGTCCAGCTGGGCTATCCTCTTGAGCTACCTTGGTATGTAAGGTATCGTTGATCCGGATAGTCAGCCTTTATTAGACCATTGCAAATTGCAAGCCCGGCCTTCGATCGGGGAGGTTGGAACCAGGCTCCTTGCATAATGCAAGGTTTGGGTCCGATTGCTCTTGTGGGTGCAGCCTTATTCATTCTCTGTACCTTTCCATCTGCATTAGAATCTTATATTTACCTTTCCATCTTTCTCTTGTCTTATCTTTCTCTATAATAACCTATGCAACCAGACAGACTTATACCCCGGTCGAATAAAGGAACCGGGTTCCAGCATGGGTCGCTCTAAAAATTAGTAAAAATTTGGGAAAAATGCAGGAACCGGAGGAAAGAAGTATTACATAGCATTACAAGTGTTACAAACATGAAAGAGGGAGGTGGGGCGGCGGGGAGGGAGCGACGCAGAAGCGGAAACAGGAGCCGCATCCCACCGATTTCAAGTTGCATCCCAGCCAACGTGGGAGAAGGACGAGAAACCTTAGGAAGAGAGGATGAGGGTCTTAGGACCCTCTCTCTCTTCTTTAGAGTATGAGACCTTTCTTCTCTCTCTCAAAATGCGTTACAGGAATGGCATAGATGTTACAAGTGTTACGACTTGTAAAACCCAGGTACAAGTTCCTTGTACACGGAGTTGTACACTGTACACTGTACACAAAACAGTGATCCGGTACTTTTTTGTGAACAATGAACAATGAACAATGTGAAGTCTTATTACGTATTCTCGCCGTTTGATACGAAGTGTGGTTGCGGGTAGGGAAACCCCCCGTTCGGGCGTGGGGTGTCAAGCGGTGGTATGCGGTTGACAAATCCTATGGCAATATGTTATACTATAGGTAGGGAGAAATAACATGCAAGTAAAATTTATGAACCTGTGGACATGGAGACACCGTGTCAATACAGGTTGGCATGGGGGGATCAAGAGGTATAAAGCAAGGCCGATCTGGTGGTCATGGTATCACGATAAGGGAAGAAAAATCATCCATGCCGCGAAGGATGGAGAGTTGCGAGGCGAGTGGGTATCATACTTCACTCTGATCTGTTGCAACCTATACCTGTTCGTGAGCCGGAAGCACAGGGGGAAAATATGAAGTGGCCGTGGGCCAAGGAATGGCCCGTTACGTTCGAAGGAGAAGAAGATGCCGGGAAGGAAGAATTGGATAAGCGATGCGATCAAGAAGCCGGGAGCTCTTCATGCGGAGATGGGGATACCGCAGGGAAAGAAGATCCCAGCCGACAAGTTGGCGAAGGCAGCGAAGTCAAGGGGGAAACTGGGAAAAAGAGCGAGGTTGGCGGAGACCCTAAGAAACATGAAACACTAATCCACCTCCAGGGAGAGGAAATGGGCCTGAAGTTATCCACGAAGACAGACAGGATGGAACTCTATATGCCCAGGCAGGAAATGACGGTGTCCGATCTGATGTACCTACGAGACGGCATACAGGCGACGGAAGCCATCATCAATATCATGCTGTCCAAGATGGGACAGCTTATCAAGAGTGATGAAACAACACAATAAGAGGGAAATAACATGAAGAAGTTTCTTATTGGGTTAGCAGTAGCGGCAGCTTCTATCCTGCTGTTCGTCGGATCGGTATTCTCATCCATTCCGGCCAAGAGCATCGAGAAAGCCACAAACGTGACGGTATCCATCGTGTCCTACTTTCCAAGGGAAAACGGGGGATGGAATCTTCGTGTCGGGGCTGGCGTGCTCCTCGGGGTGAAGGATGACAACTGGGTCTTGTCCGCGAGGCATCTGTTTGTTGATGACAATGGGCTCCAGGCCGACCATATCTTCGGGATCATGCCTGGGTTTCGGGAACCGGCTGAGATGAGTGTTATTTACATAACAGACGGCTCTTCGGCCTTCGACGATTATGCGATTCTCAGGTTTAAGGTAGCGATCCTAAGGCGGGGAATCGAGATCAGAAACCATGACTTTATCCTTGGTGAAGACGTAATTTTCATTGGGACGACCGGAGGGTTGATATTCAACCAGAGGATTGGATTTGCTACGGTAATGCAGTACCATTATGACGAGAACGAAAAAGGGCAGGTGGTAGTCAAGCCTTTTGAGGACTTCCCATACCTTCAGGTCTGGCCGGGTGGAATGGGGGATTCAGGTGGGGGCATTTACGACCGCGACGGAAAGCTGATTGGAATGATCTACTGCTCGACGGGTGGGTACATGAACTCGAACCCGCTGAGATTCCTGAGATCATTTTTGAAGATACATGGACTGGAGAGGCTCTATGAGTGATAGCAAGATTGACCTGAGCGACATGGTGTGCTTTATTTCCCCTAGAGCCGGGTACGACCAGGGGCGACTTACCCTGAGTTTTACCATTGACGGCATGACTCTTTATGTCCTGGGTCAGTCTCACGGAGATGTTTTCACAGAGGCTCAGAAGAAGAGAATCATACACGTCCTTGAGGAAAGACTCAAGAAGGGAATGTATGACAGATAGATGTCAAAATACATTGACATAAATAAATGTATAACTGCGGCGGGAGGGGCACCACAAATCCATTAAGGGCCGGTGCGAAGGTCAAAAGGTTAATTACCTAAGACTGGGAAGGCCGGGATTTCAGAGAGGAAATATGCCAACCTATGACTATCGGTGCAGGAAGTGTGGAAGGGTTGAACGAGTCCTGTATAGGAAGGGTAGGCCGGAAAGAAAAATATGTTCATGCGGATCAACCGATCTTGATAAAATTCCACATTCATTTTCCTGGCATCTAGGAGAGGTCTTCAGGGAGAAGAAATAACATGATAAGCGTCACAGAATTGATTCAAGGGCATGAGGAGTTAAGACTCAAGCCTTACTTCGACACGGAGACAAAACTCACCATCGGGTGGGGACGCAACCTGACTGACAACGGGATCACCAAGGACGAAGCGAACATGATGTTCCAACGTGATCTCGGGACGGCCACTCGGGACATTGTGACGGTGTTACCAAATTTCTGGCAATTCACCGAGAACAGACGACTGGCCCTATTGGATGCGATGTTTGCCCTTGGTCTCCCAAGGTTCCTGGGGTTTAGGAAGATGATCGGGGCTATTCGATCTGATTCATGGAAGATGGCAGCCGAGGAGATGATTGACAGTCACTGGCATGACCACCAGGCTCCAGCGCGGGTTGAAGAGGATGCAGCCCTCCTTGCCGATGGAGCACAATAATGGCATATCCTATGGTGCTGTGGTGCGACGTGATGACAGCGAGGGGGGACCTTGGAAAAGCACTTGATAAGGTCGTCCAGGCTGCGGGTCCAGCCAACGTGATCCTTCGGTTTTTTACCCAGTATATATGGGGGGGCGGGATACACTTTATGCCGTTTCTCCAGGCTACGACACCAGGGGGTGCTCCGATCTTCTTCACACACCCGACTACACATATCAAGCAAGTTGTGTATGATCTGCACAGGTATAACCCGGCATGGATATTTCGGTTCTCCCTGCTGAATACTCTATGTTGGCAGAAGAGGATCTACCTCTGTCCTACTCTCCATGACTACCGGAACCCCGACAAGACGACAAAGTATTATTATCCGTTCCGGTGCAGTCTCCAGGGGCTCGGGACAGATAACGTGGCGTTGGTCACTCCGAAAGAAGCGCAGTCGATGTTTGCCCACAACACAGACGGGATCTATGGGGACAAACTGAAGCCAGAGCATGAGAAGTTTGCCAAGTGGATCATGTCCCTGATGACCGCGAACTATTTCATGGAAGCTGCCAACGAGTTCAGTAGGCTGACCTGGCCGACAACTGCGGTACCACTGAAGTGGCACAAGTGGTTTGTCGATACCATTCAGGCCGATCTTCCAGTCAACAGGAAGGGTAGAATTGTAACCAGTGGACTAGTTGACGATGGTATCAAGAATGCCAGTCACTTCTCTTGGCATGGAGTAGGGAACATCGCCACTTACGGAAACGCCCATTCCCATGGTCTCCGGAAATCGTCCATCGTTTCAGCCGATGGTTTTTTCTCCGGCACAGGACGCCCCGATGCAAAAGGACGACACGGTTCGTCGGTTTCCGAAGCTAAGGCGGTGGCCATCTCAGCCAAGGCAGATGGACTGTTTGCCGTCGAGACCATGGATCGGGGTCTCTGGTTCCAGGATAATGCGAACATGAACCTGGACCTCTACGATGCCAGCACTCTGAAAGCAGTAACGGATGTTCTTCATGCGTGAAAAGAGACCTTATCAGCATAGCACCACGATGCTGCAAAAGAGGTTTGTAAAGGAGTACCTCGAACGTGGAAAAGTCGGGGAAGCGGCGAAGGCTGCCGGTCTGACAGAAACCTACGGAAGCAAATTGCTCAAGGCCCCGAAGATCCAGAAGGCCCTGACCAATGCTATGGAAAAAGCGGGGATTACCGATGCCGCAATCGCAAAAAAGGTCAAAGAAGGACTCGATGCCACGACGCCTCCCGTGGACGGTGGGGAGCGTGGTGGTGGCCGCCCCGAATGGCCTGATTTCGGAGTTCGGAGAGAGTATCTGGACTTTGCAGCGAAGGTCAGGGGTGATTATGCTCCGGAGTTACATGAGGAGCGACAGACAAGGCTGGAAATCACGGTTGACCTAAATTCCCTAAGAGGAATGGCCGAGAGCGGCGTCCTGGACGCTGCCGAGATCATAGAAGTGGAAAACATAGAGGCAAGGGCCGCCAGCCCTGCCACAGGACCTCACCAGAGCCCCGTGGCTGGCAAAACTCAGCTTTTAGAGGCCGAGGTACAGGAGAAAACATAAAATGTCAAAATTGCTTGAAGATCTGTATTCAGACGCAGAATCGACCCCTCAACAGCCCATTGACAAGAAAAAGCTACCGACGAGGGCGAAGATTGCCAGGGATCGGATGCGGCAGGAAAAGGACTTTGGAATCAAGACCGGAGGGAATAAGGAAGACCTGACGCAAGAGGATCAGGACAGCATTTTGAAGAAAGCTCTGAAGGGAATCAAGGCTGCGTTCGGGTCTGACACACCTAATCCGGATGACGAGAGCCTGTACAAGGACGCTGCTAATAATGCAGAAAAGATGGCGAAAATGAAACGCTACAAAAGAGCAAAAGAACTTGCAGCGAAATGGAAGATCTAAAAATAAACGAGAAGATCTCTTCTCCTGAGTGGTGGGTTGACAACGCGATCCATAATCTATATTTTTTCAACAGGTGTATTGCCTGTACCCTAGAAGACCCATCTCCTGGATATAAGAATCTTTATCTGCCGACCCACAAGATGGTGTGTGACTTTGTTCAGAAGTGGGCACAGCCGGGGCATAAGCTCCTGCTTCTTCTGTCTCGGGGTTGGCTCAAGAGTTCTATCGTGACGGTTGGATGGCTTTCCCAGCGGGTCCTGAAAAACCTAGTTTCCGGAAAGAGGGAACACTGGCTTCTCAACAATGCCACGTTTTCCAATTCACAGATGCTGCTCAGCCGGACGAAGTTTAACCTGGAGCAGAACCAGACGATCAGGACTCTGTTCAAGCAGTGGCTTCCAAAAGGGAGTTATGACAAAGGGGCTGAGGATTGGACGAAGGATCATATCCAGATCAGGGGCAACCGGATCGAGATAGGATCTGCCGAAGGGAACTTGGTCTCGAAGCATTATAACGGGGGAGAGATCAACGACGACTTGGTGAACTGGGAGAACTCCCAAACACCGGACGGATGCCAGAAGGTATATGATTGGTGGTCACTGTCCCAGTCTCTGTTGATGCCGCAGTCCACAGAGATCAACCTTGGTACTATCTGGGCAGGAAACGATCTTCACTGCCGGATGATGCGGGAGTTTCTTGGTGTTCCAGATGAGGAGTTCGATAAATACCTAACGATCTGGCACAAGGGTAACTTCCATCTTCTCCGGATGGGATGCTTTGAATTTCCCAAGGAACGAAGGAAATCTACATTCCCGATAATGTTTTCCGACGAACATCTCCATGATCTGGAAACCCAGCAGAAGGGGAAATTCCCAGGCCAGTACCTGAATGATCCTCGTGCGATTACCGAGATGTCGTTCCGGCGTGAGTGGATGAAGACATGGCTTCCTGGAGCCCTACCCCCCGTTCGAGAGACTTATTTCATAGTTGACGCTGCCAACAAGGAAACCTCAGAGGGCGACTATTCGGCCATTGTAATTGCCGACTTGGGCTCCGATCATTCCATTTATGTCCAGAAGGGAATCCAGGAGCGAATCACTGACCTCAAACTGTGCGAACGCATCGTGGAGTTGTACCTGATTTGGCAACCGACAACCATCGGCATCGAAGACAACAAATTCTCGACAATGATGGACATTTTCGAGATCCTGATACCTAAGATGATCCGAGATGGCAAGATTCCTGAAAATCAAAGGGAACTGGCCCTTGCGCTCCTGTCTTCCTGTGTGGAGGTCCGGTATCGAGGCCGGAAGAAGGAAGCCAGGGTCAATGCGCTGTCCGGCTGGTGCGAGAGCGGGAAGATCCTATGGAACCCCGATCCGTACTCCGGCTGCGATGCCATCATTGACCAACTCATTATGGGCGTATCTTCCGCGTATGACGACCTGAAGGACGCCTTGGCGTATATTCTTGATCTCTTAAACTTCCCAAGGCCAACGGCCCCAAAGAAATCCGAGCTTATCGTTCCTGACGAAATCAAGATGACCGACCAGGAAAGAGAGGAATTGGAGTGGGGGAAGATCCCTGCTGGGAACATCGAAGAAGACGACATGCTGAGCGATTTATGGTGATAAGTCAACCATGCGGAAATTATAAGTGGTTGACAAAAGACGTGGCAATATGTTATACTATATGTAGGGGGATTTTATGACAAACTACACTTTTTTTCTCTTGGCTGCCATTATTGCCTATATTCTTTACAAGGATATTCGGCATGAGGCGAGGGTAGAGAAACTTCTCAATCGCTTCATGGCCAGGAACTATCAAGAGTTCAATTACTTCGAAAAGAAGTACGACAAGGACATCGCTGTCGAAGAAAAAGTGAAGGATGTCCAGATCAAGACGGTCATCGAGGCTGCAGAGGAAGCAAAGGCAAAGGCCGAAGAACTAGAAGCAACTGAAGAGGATTGGGGCGAGGAAGTTTAATGGAAGAAATTTCTTTATTGACCCTTGGGGCGCAGCTCAGGGCAGGCAAAGAACTGACGGAAGACGAACAAGACTGGCTTGTCAAGAAGACAGACGACATCTGGACAAACCATCCCTGGCCTACCTCTAGGTTTCCGCGCTGGAAGAAATACATGTCTTGGGTGGCTGGCTATCAGCTCCTAGACTATAACTCACAGACAGGGAAGCTCATGGCTATCCGGCCCAACAGGAGCCGAAAGCTTATCTTCAATAAGCTCAAGGGATTCGTCAGGACCCTTTATGGACGGCTGTGCGCAGATAGACCTCAGATGGGAACCCTACCGGCGACTGACGACCAGGACGACCTCCAGGCTTCAGAGGTTGGCGATAGGGTTATTGATGGTTTGTCCCTGAAGCTGGGGTTTAAGAAGACGCTTGACACGGCCAAGAACTGGATGATCTTCACAAACGTGGCGTTCATCCGAGTTTTCTGGAACGAAGACGACTTCGGGATTTTGGATGTCGTCCGGAATAAAGAGGTTGACGAACAGGGCCAGGAACAAGAAGGCCCGTCAACCACCATCACCGAGGAAGGCGACATCGGACTGGAGGCCCTCAACCCGTTCAACTGTCGTCCAGATCCGTTGTTCACCGATCCCAAGAAATGGAGATACTTTGTCTTTGGGGACCGCGTTGATGCGGAGAAACTCGAAAAAGACTATGATCTGGAGTATGGGGTACTCAAGGACGACGACAGCGGCCTCTACGATGAGATGACGCTTCCTATCGGAAGCCCCGAGGGTTCCATAGCATCCGGCACGGTTGACCAGGAGGGCGTAATTGGACGGACCTCCGTGAAAAAGGAACTGTGGACGAAAGATCTGTATGCTATTGTTGCTGGAAAGCAGCTCCTTGCATACGGGCTCAACAAGTATGGGGTTATCCCCGTCTTCGGGACAGAGGATGAGACCATCCCGACGACATCAAATCAACGCGGCGTCAACTGGAACGACAGCGTGATTAAGGATGCCATCCCGATCCAGAGGGAGTACAACAGGCAGCGCAGCCTAGCCTCGATCTCCATGGAAATGGCCATCAAGGTCAAGGTTATGGCCCCGCTGAACTCTCTGGTATCCAAGAAACAGTTCACCGACGAAAATGGGATTTTCATAGATTTCAACGCTAGCAGGGGGAATCCGTATCAGCTCAAGCTCGATCCGCTGCCTGCGTTCTTCCCGAGTTACATGTCGGATCTTGGGAAAGAGCTTCAGGACATGTTCAGCCTCCATGAGGCAAGCTTTGGACAGTTGCCCCCGAGGGCCAGCCATGCAAGCGGAACGCTCCTCTCCTTACTCCTGGAGCAGGATGACGTGGTGTTAAACCCCATCCTCATCAAGTTAAACGACATGCTGAGCGATGCTTGGCATCTGGTCCTGGAGATGGTCCAGGACAATTATAACACCGCGCGTTTGTTACGGTACACTGGGCAGGACGGCAAGTATGCGATAGGCAAGTTTCGTGGCTCCGACCTGAAGGGCAACACAGACGTGCTTGTCACCTCGCAGACGGGGCTCCCTCGGAGCAGGCCTCTGCGGATTGAATACCTGACCAAGCTGCGAGAGATCGGGCTCATTAAGGACGATCAGCTTGTCCTCGAACTTATGGAGTTCGGGAACATCGACAAGTTGTTCAAGGATAGTCTCCTACATGAGCGGAAGGCTTACCGCGAGAATGACCTGATCTTCTCTGATCCTAATATTGACCCCAACTCCGTGGCCGAATGGGTGTATCAGTTGGAAGATCACCCGACGCACATCAAGATCCACATGCGTGATCGACTGGCTCCCAAGTTTGATGATTACACACCAGCGCAGAAACAGGCTATGGAAGCACACATCGGGGCTCACCAGGCCATCATCCAGCAGCAACAGCAGGATGCGATGAACCAGCAGGCGATAGCGCAACAAGCTGGAGGTGCAAAAAATGCACAGCTTCAGGCTGACCAACAGGCTCAGAAACAGCAAGAGATGGCCAATCGTGGCCAGCTCGTTTAATACGTCCCTAACTCTGGAACAGGCTGCCCACGGGCATAACCTGACAGAAAGCGACATAGAGGTTTTCATTGCCTAATTTAGATGATCTCGGGCCGGATACCCCGAATGAAGACAACGACGACGATTTTAATTTCGACGACGCACAGAAGACAGCCGAGGACTTGGATCAGGACCTCGGAGAGACAGAAGAGCTCACTCCTGAAGAAGAAGCAGATATAGAGAAGGAAATCAGCGAAGCCACTCCTGAGGAGTTGGCGGCGGCTGAAGACAAGTTGGCAAGGGAAGAGAAGCCTGCGGAAGAGGCTCCAGCCAAACCGCAGTACAAATTCGGTGAGAAGGAATCCGATGAAGTCAAGCGAGAGCTTATCAAAAAACTTGGTGAGCCAACTCGACTGAAGTCGAAGGGCAAGGAATACGCCCTGAAGGATCTCCCGAATGACGAGGTTGTCAAGTTTTTACAACTTGGCATTAGAAGCGACCAAGTGTTCCGCGAACTAGCGGAACTCAAACAGTCTGTCTTGCAGGAGCAAACGGCTACGCGAAGGGCTGCCGAAGCGGTCAATCAGGCTATGGCTTCGGTGCAGCAACCGGCGAGGCGAGAGGCTGGTCCTACCCCAGCTACGCTCCCTCCTGGCCTGGCACCGACACAGTATGACACCGAGGAAACCTTACAGCTAAAGGGCGTAATTGCTGGACTCATGGATCAAGTGCAAGACTTGTCGAGGAACTACGAGACTCAAGCGGTGAGTCAAGGTGAGGCCCGAGTGATTAAGGAATTGCAGGACCTCAAGGAAGAGTATCCTATGATGTCCCCCGAGGAAGTGGTGGCTGTCAAGGCGATGCACCGTAACATTCCGTTAGAGGAAATCGCCAAGGTGAGCCACGATCACTACCAAGGCAAGGACCATTTCATGGAAATACTCAAGCACAACCCAACCCTGCGAAGGGAATATGAGGAAGAGGTAATCAAGAATTACCGCCTAGCCCTTCAGAACAGGAAGGCTGTAGCCTCCAAGCCAACGACAGGCAGGCACACGGTTCGTCCGGTTCCTGAATCACAGAGAACGAAGAAGAGCGAACTCGACTTCGATAAAGCTGAAGCCAACGCGAGAGCTATGATTAAAGAAAAATACCGCGCCGAAGCGGAGGAAACTGAATCATAACCGGTGTTGGATAAGGCACTCTCTTATGGTAGGATCAAGTGCAAGAATTTCGGTGCAGAGAGCACCCTGGGATTCTTAAAATTCTCACTAATCAACGGGGAAGCCTAAGTCCTGCGGGATATGGCAACCCTCAAGAAGCGATGGTGTAACGGTGTCTAGATTAGATTACGCGTACTGTGCCGGACTCTTCGACGGGGAAGGGTGCATACAGATCGTAAACGACAAGTCCCAAGGCTGGAATAGCTGGAAACTTATGATTCAAATGACGAGTACATCTACTGCATCCCTAAACAAAATGATTGGCGTATTCGGCGGCATGTATGTAGAACACAAAAGAGGGTACGCGAGCGACAATATGACACCGAGATTTGTTGCCTATCACTGGGCACTATCTAGCGAGAAGGCATATGTGGCTCTCAAAAAAATGAAGCCATTTCTGGTTGAAAAAAAGACTCAGGCTGACATAGCCATCAGGTTTTTTATTTACCAGAAGCATACGACCTATGCTAGGAAACATGGACTTCCAGAGTCCGTCGTCAGGAAGCGAGAAATCTTCCTCAAGAGGCTCAAGCAAGCAAGGACAGCCTCTTTAACACCATTTGCACTTGCAGAGACTGAGTGTGAGAACGCCGTAATGGGCGAAGCGACAGTCCAGCCCAGCTAGAAATAGCCGGAACAAGCTGCAATATATCCAGGACATCCTGAAAGAACAGTATGCTCCTGCGATAGTTAACCAAATCCCGAAGAAAGCCCCCCTGTGGGCGCAGCTCAAGAAACAGAGCGAGGGCGTGTATGGGAAACGGTTCACCATCCCGATTACCCTCGGATTTCCCGAATCAGTTGGTGCCCGTAGGCCCAACGTCTATACGCTACCCAATGCACAGCGTTCAACTTACGATCAGGCGTACATCTACCAGAAACGGAATTATGGTAGGATTATGATTGACGGCCTCTCCATCGAATCCGCGAAAGGTAAAGGTGGATGGCTTGATGTCGTGACTCTGGAAACCAAAAACTCCGCCCTGGCCTTTGCGCTCAACCTTGATCGTCAGACCCTCATGGATGGTACTGGGCGTCTTGCCCAGGAGAATGGTGCCCCCGCTGGCGACGTTATCACTGTTGATCATGCCGGTGGAAGTGCTACTGACACACCCTTGACCAAGTGGTTTAGGGTTGGCCAGGTTGTGGACATCATCAGCGCGGCTGGTGCTGTTCATGCCGATAGCGCGACAATTATCGCTGTTGACGCAACGACCATCACACTCCAGGCCGGTGAAGCTGCGGCTTGCATTGACGACGACTGGATTTACCCCGAAGATACTTATAGTTTCGCGGCTGTGGCCGGTTCCAAGTACGGCGAGATGATCGGAATTGAAGGGATCATCAACACTGCCAATAAGCCCGAAACGACCGACTTTGAAGGCATCGACCGAGCGGCTGTTCCTCAGTGGCAGGCTTATGTTAACCCTACTACTGCGATTATTTCCGACCTCACGATCCAGAACGACATCGACGCCATCGAAGCTCAGACTGACGGCGAGCCCCCGACCCTCATGCTCACAACCAATCTCATCCGTAACAAGATGATCTCCCTGATGAACGCTAATCGCCAGACCGTCAACAGCCTCGACTTGAAGGCTGGCTGGAAAGCCATCAAGTACATCGGTGGGGACGTGGAACTTGCTGTTATGACTCACCGTAAAGCCATGTTCGAGAACATCTACTATCTCAATACCGAGCACCTCAGACTCTACACCCTGATGGATCTCAAGTGGGACGACAAGCTGGGTGGGGTCCTCAAAGGCGTGGCCGGTGCTGATGCTTTTGAGTCCTGGTATAAATTGTATGCACAATTTGGCTCGGACATGCCCAATTCTCTCGGAAAGCACGAACTGGTGACAATCGTCTAAGTTGTCATGTTATCCTCCTGGGGGATGGCCGTTCACAGAGACCGTCCCCCTCTTCTTTAACATGGCGGAGAAAACAAAATGGGTAGAAAACTTTACTATTCGATGGACGAGGACAATAACGACCAGCTTGGCGTTTGGCGTCCCGTCCTATTTTCAGACATTCAGGGTCCTGACGTTGCCTACGGACAGTCTATCGTTGATCTCGGTGCTCCTATTCTCGCTGACGTAGATAAGATCGTTCTCTCGGTTCGGATGAATAACACTGCGTACATCATCGACGCGCAGCCTGACGTTTGCCGTAACATTACGGTCAAACGGACCAAGGTTGGAGGCGACGACACGGTTGGTACGATCACCGTCAAGGGGTACGACTACTACGGTTCCTATATCGAAGAAGTCATTATCCCTGGTGCGACGACCGTTGTTGTTCCCGGCCTCAAGTGCTTCAGTGTGGTTTCGTCCGTGACCGGAGCTGGATGGGTGGTTGACGCTGGGACGGACTATGATACCATCGAAATCGGCGTCGGCACAAAGCTCGGAATCCCCTATGACCTCATTCACGATGTGAAGCAGGCCCCGTTGGGCATCCTCGGTACCACGATCACGGCCTCTGGAATCAATCTCACCTCGGCGATCGATTCGGAGCGGTACATCGACATGAGCGCGGGTACCTATAACGGTACCAAGCACGCCTACCTCTCTTACCAAGTTTCCGGCCTCTACGTTTCAGGACATCCTGGATCGACCCTCGTTGATCTCGGTGCGCCTGTCCTGGCCGATGTTGACCGGATTGTTGTGTCAACCAACATGCAGGTTACGGGGAATTACCCTATTGCAGCTCAGCCGGACGTGTGCAGAAACCTCACCGTTACCAGAACAGTTGTCGGTGGAGCTGACACTCCCGGTGTTCTCAGAATTTCCGGCACAGACTATCTCGGAAATGCCGTCCAGGAAGATATTGCCGTCGGCGCAACTGGTGTCACGGTCCCTGGTGTCGTTTGCTTCAAGACTATCACACAAATCGTCAGTCTCGGGTGGATCATCGACGCCCCTGCTGGCGAGGATACCATTGTTGTCGGTGTCGGAAACTTGCTCGGAATCCCCTATGACCTGATCGTAGCGGTCACTAACGCTCCTCTCGGAATCCTCGGTGTGGCCTTGATTGCCTCGGGCATCAACGTGACCTCACCTTATTATTCACGGCGTTTTGTGGACATGAGCGGTTCCACCTACGATGGGTCGAAGCACGCTTACATCTTAATTCAGCAGTAACACATCGCCGCTAGGGATGGTCATTGCGGCCATCCCTGGTGGTTTCTTCCCTGGAGGGAACATGAAAGATAATAACTCCGGCATCGGAGTGCCGCTGAAGGATGACATCCATCCCGTGGCCAAGAAAGTGGACGAGCACAACGAGAGGCTCGAAAGAAG